GCTTACATTTTGAGTGTGCAAATATAATCATTTTGTAAGCGTTCCTTGATACGCAAAACATTGAGAATCAGCGCAATAAAATCCGTTGATGCACAAAGTTGCCTTTCCGCATTGTTACCTGCTTTGCATAGGTAACTGTGACTCACGATTTAGTAACTGAACTACTTCAATATTCCTCACTCGCTTGCTTTATGCCGATTTGGCAACATTGTGCAAATCTACTCATTCCCAACTGTTTACGTTCCAACCTCTCTTATTCTCCTTTGGCTGCTTTAGAGCTTTATGTTAACGAAACAAAACCTGCGATTTTCACCAAATTCTTAACAATCTGCAAACCATAGTAGATGTTATCGCCGCTTGGCGCAAACTTCTTAAAGTAGCCTGCAAAAATGCCACTTGACGTGTCGCCGTTAAACTCGATTTTCGTACCGTTAAAAAAGTACTGCATACTATCAGGCGTTGCCACTCCCTCGGCTACTCGGCTACTCATACAAACAAAGTTAAGTTTTGGCTTTGTCTGTTCAAAGTTAGGGAACACCTTAGTAACGTCGGATTCCGTGCCCTCCCATTCTTGGTAGATGTCACCATCTGGGCACATGATCAATGCCGTATAAGTTCCTGCTTTTGCAATAAACTTAATCGTTCGGGTTGTACTCGCTTTGCTCATAGTTCCTTACTTTTTGGTTTTACTTTCTGTTTACTCATTCTCTGACGCTTCCGGCTGTTGGTCGCCCTCTGCATTTTCCTCGTTGGCCTGGCCCTCGTCACCATTGCCGCCGTTGTCGGTGCTTTCGCTGTTCTCACCCTCACCATCTGCGCCCTGCTCGGTGTTGGTGTCGCCTACGATAGCATCATTAACATTAGCCTTAATAGGCTGCTGAAAGCGTGCATCGGTTGCCATTGGCAAAGGTCGGCAAATAGTGCCGTCCTGCTCGCTTCTCGCCTCATGCGGCATAAGTGCAATACCTCCAATCTTAACCAATATGTCGTTAAGTTGGGTTAGTGGGCCAAACTTCAACATATCGTTTTGCCAAAACAGATAATTGCCATCACTCACTATGTTACGGTCATTCTCCAGTTGCAAGTATCGTGCAACCAATGGATTTGCTTTAATGTATCTTGCCATAATCTTATATTGATTAAATTGTTATTTGATTAATATTACGTTATCGTCTGCATCAACGAATACTGCGCCGTCGCTGTCTTCCCACGCACACGTAGGGCCAACGTCCTTAACGTCCAAACCATAAACACCGCCCAACGTCCGGCTAACCTTTCCAGTTGAAAGCGTCGGTGCCATTCCATGCGCTATGAGCGAATAGTTAAGCGTTCCTGACTGTGCGTTGGTCGCAACATACCAAAGCGGCAATAACTCACGCTCCGGGTTGTCGATCATGCCGTTAGTGTTCCAAATCTTCGCCGTTGGCGCAATCTCTAACAAACCACTTGGTAGGTTGGTAGGTAGTTCGCCAATGTCGTACTCAAATTTTGGGATTCTGCGAATAAATGCCACTAACTTAGTAGGGGCGTTGTCCGATAGTGCTACGCTGCTTGGGTTTCCGTCCGGGCTATATTTTGCCCTGCATCGTAAATAAAGCTCTGTACCCATGAGGCTACGATTAACGGTACAACTGTTTCCGTCTGCTGCTACCACTACGTCATAGTCTAACGTGGCGTCGCTGCCTACGGCGGTAAACGTTCCATCGTCTCGCATTACTTCCCAAACAAACAAACGCTTATTCTCCGGGCACTCATTAACGCCCAATCTCAATGATGCGTGTACCGTCTGTGTGTCCGGGTCGCTCAATGGGTTGTAGATAGTTTGGGCGGCTGCATCCAATACCAGAAGTGGCGTGTATGTTGTGGCGTTCTTGCACTGCACTTGGTGCGGCTTGATGATGTGGTACACCTGATTAGTACGTGGGTCTTTGTAGTCGGCTTCAAATCGTAGATTCATAGGTATCTGCGGTTTGGCGTTCTTCTTGATCCTAATACGTCCTGCCTTTGCGCCCTTGCTGATTACCTCAAAGTCTGGGTTAGTGCTATCTATCACGGTGTCGGCCGCTCCTTTGTTCACCTCATACCAGACTACGTTAGTGAGGTCTTGATTAATCAAGCCCGGCGTTAAAACCTCGTCTTTGTCAAGCCTACTGATATTCGGCTGCACTATTAAGTTAGATGCGTCTATGGTATAGTCGGGCGTATATGTGTCGGTGTCTGCGTCGTAGTTCTGACTATCCGATACGCCGCCCTCAACCACCATGCTAACATTAATTTGCAGTGACTTAAAGTTGAAATCAAATCTTTTTGTCTTCATAACTGCGCTATGTTTAAATTAATACTCGTAACTGACTGCCGCCGTTGCCGCTTCGTTGCCCATACCATCACGCAAAGTAACGGTAGCCGTAAAGCGTATAACTTTAGGCATTTCGCCGTTAAAGTCCATGTCCTCGGCTGTAAGGTGTAAAGACTTTCCGGTATTGGCGTGGCGCAAACTCCAAACGTTGTCGCTTGCCGTTCTCTCGTTTCCCTCTGTGTCCTCGCTGTATCTCGTCCACATTACGTCTGCGTCCAAAATATCGTCTGTGATATTCATATTATACAGGGTCGCCACGATGGTTAGCGTGAGGTCTATTTTGTCCGGGTCTAAGATACTTTCAGGCTCTTGGAAATCTACGGCAAAGTCTGGGTTTCCCTCGATCATCGCCCAATCGGTATTGTTCCATGCCGGGGCGGTCGTTGTGAGGTTCTTGCAACATCTGTACTTGCAGCCATTAAACCAAACGTCTGATGTCTCATACTCTCCGGTGTCCGGGTTGATAGCATCGCAATAGTACTTACCGCTCTGCGTCCACGCCCCACGATCCACATACGTAACCAACGGCTTACCGGTCCACTTGTTAAGTCTGATAACGTCCATTGTGACGATACCCGGTATATACATATAGTCTAAACCATCACGTATCGGCAAAGGGTTGCCGTTATCGTCCAATAGCTCGTACACAAATTCGGGCAAACTGCCGAAAGCTGCACCGTAGTTGGCATTATCCAAAATCGGCTTAGTCACTCCCTTTAGCTTGACGATTCGCCCCTCTGTGCTTGATAGGTACAAACAATCTTGCCGTTTCGTGTCCGTTTGGTTTCCCCATCGTGCAATCTTCATCATTTCGCATGGTGGGTAATTCTTGCCGCCTGGTACTTCGGTGTCCGGGTACTGCGTCACCTCTATGTAGTTGTTAGCGGTATTAACGCTATTAACTCTAAACCATGCCGTGTAATACTTTCCGCTTCCCTGCGCCAAAGTATTGATGATACCTTTAAGCACATTGTTTTCGGCTTGGGCGGTAAAATATCCGTCCCATTTGCTTCTCAGGTGCAAACCAAAACAACCATCGCCCAAATCGTCCACACTCTCGATCGTGTCCGCTTCCGTTAGAAGTTGGTCGCCCTCGATTGCAGACAATCGGTTTACTATCAATTCCAGACACTCAAAGTAACTGCGCACTCTTAGGCTTTCTACTTCGGCGTTACCTTGTGCGTCAATACCTGCGCCCTTACCTGCATACAGGGATTTGACAAACTCGCCAAAGTGTGCGCCGTCCTTGAATATTGCCAAACCAATAGCCGTTAAGCCCTGCTGAAAAGTAATGTGCCCTTTTGCTATGTCGGCGGTAATCTTCGACAAAAAGCGGTCGTTAATCGGGCTATCCTCTGCAACGTCTCCGGCTAAATCGGAATAGGCGGCACGGCTCGCATATCCGGCATGGTTTGCGTACTCGGCTTGCTCTGCATGTGTCGCTATATCGGCTTTGGCTGCGTGCTTGGCTTCCTCGGTCATTTTGCCGATACTTCCATAGCTACCGCCTCCGGTGGATGCCCCACCGCCGCCGCTGTTCCTGGGTTTCGCTATCTGCTTAACTTCGATCATGTGCCAATCTCCTTTAATGTGAGGTCGGCACGTCCCTCAATAAGGTTTCTGCCGATGCCCTGCACGAAAAATTCTTTGCCCAAAGCCTCGTGGCGATAATGGTTAAACAGACTAACAACATTATCAATGTCCCTTAGTTTCTGCTCCATCACGATACGTGGCTTATGGTATTCAGTATAATAACTATCCACGTAGATTTGTTCGGGCTTCGCCTTAACGTTTCCGTTTCGGTCGTACACCTCTAACACTCCGTCCCCGGTTGATATATTCAGCGGCGTGGATAACTTCACCGTGTTACTAACTCCCAACTGGGCACACTCTGTGGCGGTCAATGCCGAATTTATCTTAAACTCCAAATCGTCCTTTTTGTTCACAAAGGTTTCTTTGGTGTCGCTCATGTAGATAATATCGTTATCATCATTGCCATTGCTGATTAGTCCATTATCGCTATAAACTTTAACCTCAAACGACTTAATCAGGATGCTACTAACATGGGCTAAAAGCGGTACTGATGAGCTGCTCCACTTTGTATGCCTGAAGAAGGTAGGGTGGCGGCGTGTGATAACGTCCCATGTAGCATTAATAGGGCCTAATATCATAAACCTAACCTGCCCACTTATCTTGTCGCCCTTGGTAATCGGTATTGCTATACCCTCCGCATCAATACCCATCTTATAGTCGATGTTGTTTTGGATGCTGAACTCTGTGCCTACCAACTTATCACCTATCTTAGGGTCAAAGCCAATAGTAAAGCATTGCTGATAATATTCATCATCGCTTTGGCACTCGCTCCGCTCCTTATACTTCTGCCAAACAAAATCGGTTGTCTGCCCATCGGTTCCGGTCTCCACTACGCATTTGTCGCCGATAACCAACATACAGGCTAATACGGCTACCTTACTGATTGTGTCGGTACTGTCGCCTACTGCGCTGTACTTAAATTCGTATTCCTCTGGGCCTTCCCTGGTATATGGATAAAATCCGCTATCTGCGCCCTCATGCCATGATACTTCTTTGTCCGGGGTCTCGGCTTGCCAATACTGCCGGGTGTAATACCTGCCATCACCATTGTTACGGCTCGGTACGGTCTGATGCCATACGTAAATCTCGTTTTCCTTTAAACCAATAGGTAAACCGCCGTGCCACTCCTTGTTATGTAGTTTGGTGTACGTGTTGGTCTGCCTCATTATCGGATTTAAGATAACCTTACCCGACAATACTATATAGTTGGTGGTTTCCTCGTCTGGCGGCGAAAAAACGCCCCCTGCCTTGTTACCAGTATAGACGGCATACGGTATATTTTTCTGTATGTCTGCCACACTCGGGTAGGTCTTGTTTTCGTCATTGTCTATGCCATTGCCATTAACCGACACTACCAAATAGTTTGTCATGTTCACCTTAGATGTCGGGCTATTATCATCGTTGGCCGTGTTCATCTTGACGCTGCCCAAAGCCATAATAGCCGCCCCCGGTGCTTGCCCTAACCAATCAGGCAAAGCGTGTTGGTTTGTGCCCTCGCTGCCGAAATAGTCCACGATGTCTATATCTGTGTTGCCTTTCATCGGGAACGTCCATTGTTTGTTACGCATCACCTGCACGTACCAATCAGTAATAGCACCTGCGCCATACGTGGTTTTTTGGTTGTGGGTCATAGCATAAAAAGCATTATAGGCGGTCTTTCCCTCTCCGTCGCTTGAATACTCGGTTAGGTATTTTTGCTTATTGATGTATGGGCTAACCAACAAATCATCGTCCAATGGGCTTTCTATCACGCTTTCGATGTCTTCCACCTTGGCGGTTAATAGAAGTTGGTTATATACGTCGCCTATGCTTATCGTGGTATCGCAATCGGCCACGTTAGCCAAAGCGATTGTTACGGCTTGCTGCGCCGTTGTCTTGGTGCTGTTGGCTACGATGTCATGCCAAATAATCTTATCGGGTGTCGCCTTGACGGATTCCCACGAAAAGATATAGAAGTTAAAGCCGTCCTGCACAATATGTAAGTTAAGGTACTTCAAAAGCTCCTCCAACACTTCGTCTTGCTGCCAAACGTCGCTTTCATCATCACCCATAAACAACAAATCAGATATAGAAAGCTGCCTTAATACCTGATAGCGGTTGGCGGTCTGTGCATCAACTGCCTTGCTGCCATCATACCAGAATTTAATATTTTGGTTGCCCAATATATCCAGTCCCTCGGTAACACCTTGCAGTATCTCGGTTGCAATATCGTAAAAACTACGCTGCGCTGCCTCTGCCTTGACGAAAGCATAGATAACACCCAATGCGCCCACGTTCTTATACTTGCTATACTGCAAAGCACTAAGCGCATCAATGCAATTTAATTCCAGTTCGTCCCATCTGTTGTTATATGGCTGCGACAAAGTTTGTGGCTCAATGAACCCGGCAAAGATACACGTATCGTTTTTGTAGATGTTTACGACGGCATCACGGCATGAGGTACTAAAAAGGTCTTTAATCAGGTTGCCGCAAAGCAATCTTATTTTAGCCGAATTTCTCAAAAGCACATCGAAAGTGTCGTTTACCTCATTCTCGATTTCTGCCGGATCCTCGCTAAAATATATATCTGCCTTTTCCGTACCTATTTCAATAGTCTGCGTGCGATCGTTCCCGGTAACGATGTGTACCGTTATCGTATCGCTCTGCTGACTTAGAAAACTGCCGTGTATATACATATTAACTGATTTTTATTTGTTACACATTATAGTTCTTGCCGCTCTTTTTCGCCACTCGCTTAACATCTGTAATCATGTCAAGTATTTTGCGTGCGTTGGCATTCATATTGATGTTTACCTCCGTGGCTGTCGGTTCAATGTCGTTTGTTATGTTCTGCATCGTTACCGGCTGTAACCTCCGCTCCGTAAAGGTAGGCGGCTGAAACTTGCCGTCGATCATACCAAACAATCGGGCTTGCTGAAACTTGTTTAGTATCATCTCGCCGCTGTTCACTCGGGCAAACTTCTTGTCACCCGATGTAGAAGTACCGCCGATAACACCACCAGTGGCAAATCCCGAAACTGCTGCGAGTGCTGCAATAACTGCCGCCACACCTGCCGCAATTGCTACCAGGTTCAAAGGGAACGGCATTTTTGCACCGCTCGCCGTGGCATTTGCTACCGCTTCGCCGCTCTTGGCTGCCGTGTTGGCTGTTGCTGCTGCCGCTTCTCCTGCCGTTGCTGCCGCATCGGTAGTGGATGCCGCCGCGTGTGCTGAGGTTGCAGCCGTGAGCATACCGAACAACTCCACAATACCCTGTATGCCCTCGGCAATGGAAATGAAACCGTTAATAAGTCCCGTCACCTGCTGCCAGGCATCGCCGTTGCCCTCCAGCGCATCACTTATGCCCTGAATGCCGTTGCCTACACCTTGGATGCTTCCCCAACCGCTTTTGATGTCGCCAAACACCTTGTCAAAACCCTTGCTGTCAAGTTCAATCTTTATAGGCTTCAATCCGATTTCTGCGAGTTGTCGGTTTATCTCCTCAATCTCTTTCAGTGCCTCGTCCTTGCCTATGATTCCTATCTCGTAGTCGGTTTGTATGCGGCTTGCCTTATTCTGGGCGTTGCTGTGGCTCTGCCTCTTGTCGGCTGCACTTCCCTGCACGATGTATGTCGGTTCTGTCTCTGCCTTGATAGATACCTTACCCTTTGTAGTTTCGTCTATCTGCCGTTGTATGTCGTCTATCTTGGCATCGGCTTTCACCCTTGCATCTATTGTGGTGGATTCCTCAAACTCCTGCTGTGCGTCGTGCAACTGTTCTTGCAGTTCCTCGATGTAGGTTTTGAAATGTACCTCTATCGGCTTAACGCCCAACTTTTCAAGCTGTTTGTTAATGTCGGCTATCTGCCTTTCGGCATCTTCCTTGCCGATAAGTCCTATCTCAAAGTCCTGCCTTATCCGGTCTATGTTGTGTTGTGCATTGGTTCGGCTCTGCCTCTTGTCGGCTGCGCTTCCCTGCACGATATATGTTGGTTCTGTTTCTGCCCCGATAGATACCTTACCCTTTGTAGCTTCGTCTATCTGCCGTTGTATGTCGGCTACCTTTGCATCGGCTTTCACCCTTGCATCTACGGTCATGGCGTTGCCCATTTCCTTTTGTGCCGCCGCCAACTGCGCCTGTAGTTCCTCTACGTGGGTTTTCGGTTCATCTTTCTTATCGTCCTTGATGGTCGTTTTCTTCGGGGTATCCTTGGCGTGTGGGGTAGTAGGTGTATCAGCCGTAATAAAACTACGTGCCGTGTTCAGCCGTGTGGTGAGCTGCTTTTGTGTGTCACCAATCTGTCGGTTTACGGATTCAATTTCTTTATCTACACTATTAATCTGTGTGTTTCCGGAAACATTCGTACCGTTGTACCTCTCCGCTCCAACCTTGGTAAATCTCCACTTCCCATCGCGGCCAACCTTGCCGTAACGATCGCTACGCCAACTTTCGGGTACGATGTCACCCTCTTTGGCGTGTCTGCCTCCCTGCTTGGCATCGTCGGCAATAGTCTTGGTGATCTTCTGCTTTTTATCAAGCAACTCAATTTGACGCTGATACAAAGCCGTGAGTTTTGCCGCATACGCTGCCGCCAATGCCCTTTGCTTGAATGCCTCCACCACTGCATCGGTCTTGCGGTTAAATATGTTCTCGGCTTCCGTCACGTTACCGATTTTCAAGCGCAATTCATTGAAAGCACTTTGGTTATCCTTTATCCACGCCATTTTCTGCTGCTCTGTGGATAATGCACGCCAACCTGCTTTCAATTTCTCATATTTCGCCATGAGGTCGGCGTATGTGTTCTTTAGCGCACTGTCGTAGGCGGTTTTTATGTCGTCGGCTGCATCGCCAAAGCCTTTCATGCTCTCGGCTGTGTCCTCTGCCTGGGTCTGCGCATCTGCCGACTTTGAGGTAAATGCCGCTATAACCTCAGTAAGTGCAACGATAGCCACGCCGACGCCTGTAGATATCAACAAACCCTGTATGGCAAGTTTCAGCGTTGTGGCACTCACCGCCGCACCGCGAAATGAAGCACTACACACTTGTACTAAAGCGTTCATGCGTACCGATGTGGCATTCCACACCAATGAGGCGGCATTCATTGCCATTGTGCGAACCTTGACAATAGCCTGTATCTTTGCAAGATTCTTCAAACCGCTAACCATTGCAGTAACGGCAATCACGGTATTGCCAATCTGTGCCGTAATGTTGAGTACCGGCATAATGCCACCCATCGTTGAGGCTATAGCGTCGCCCACTTCTGCAAACTTGTTTTTGAGTATCTGCAAACTTGCCGCTCCGCTGCTGCTCATAATGGAAAAAGCATCGTCTATAGTTCCGGCACTGCCTTTCATCGCTTCCACGTTCTCATTAAACTTGGCTGCGAGTTGTCCGGTGAGTGGTCCCAATGCTCTCAGGCTCTCGGCACTGCCGAATAACTTACCGTAGATTTCCTGCTCCAGCATACCGCTCTTGCTGGCGTATGCCTTAACGTTCTTATCTAAGTCGGTGAGGAAATTACGCATACCTCCCGCCGCCTTGATAGCTGCCGCATCAAACTCGATGCCCATTTGCTGTGCCATCTTGCTTGCCTCGCTCGATGGCTTAACCAAAGCGGTAAAGATTGCCGCCATCTGGGTTGCAACCTCGTTGGTATTACCGCTAACACCTGTAAGCGTTGCAAAGGTTGCCATAAGTTCGTCAATGCTTACACCCAAAGTGGCGGCATTGCCCGTAACTCTCGGTAGGGCTTGTGCAAGCTGCTCGAACGATGTTACACCATTCTTGGCTGTGAGCTGTATTTTATCCTGCACGTCGCCTGCCTTGTCCCACGACAAACCATAATTCTTGATAATGGTAGACGTAACCTTTACCGTCTCGCCCAGATCCGCAATACCACCCACGGATGCCTTAGCCGATTTCTGCAAAAAGGCTATCCAGTTGTCTTCAGGCACGCCATTGCTGATAACCTGGTACAATCCGTTAGCGAGTTCGTCACGTGCTGCCGGAATGCTTTTTGATAACTCGGCTACCTGTCCTTTGAGTTTGGCAAAGTCCTCGCCGCTCTTTCCTGCCATCGTGTTAGCGGTGTTCATGGCTGCACTGAAACTGCGGTTTTCCTCGGTAACGCCGTTGAGTGCTCCCGAAATCTGCGAAATGGCATTGGTAACGTTATTAGCCGCCATTACCGCCTGGTTGAAATTAACCAAAGCCGCGTTTAGTTTTTGGCTGCTCGTCTTGGCAGAATCAAGCACACGGCGCAACTCTTCCGCTGTAGAAGTAGCTGTAACCAACTGCTCTTTGCCGTCAACAACCAGTTTAACGTTAAATTTTATTTCTTTTGCCATAATTTCAGCGTATAAGTAACTAAGTAATCAATATTTTTTGTATCTTTGTGGCGTAACATTCAAACTAAGCGTTATGGAAAAGGATTATAAGAACATCAACTGCATACCAGAAGCCGCAACCAACGATGTAGCGAGTAAGCCCGAAAATGAAATCATGGCAGAACTTGTTAGTGTCGAAGTCGTAGGCGAGGATACGCCGCACAAGCATTCAAACAAATATGAGGCTTGGGGCGTAATAGCCTTGTTATCTCTTGTTGTCTGGGTTATCTGCCTGGCGTATTTTGCTTTCAATAACCAATCGGTCAACGGCTTGTTAGCCCTTGGCGGCTCTACCGCATTGTTCTTCCTGTCTATTGGACAAATGGTGCTTACAAGTTCCGAAGAACTGAATGGCGAAGCTATTTAGCCGTTTCCCACTTTTCCCAACACTTCCTCAAAACGCTTTAACGCATCTTCCTTAGATACTGCCGGGGCTGCATTCGTATGCTCCGGCTTTTTCTTCTCCCATGGAAAGGGTAGAAGTCCGTGGGGCGTTAGCCCTTTCTTTGCATACGGCTGTATGGTTATTGCCGCAAGCATACGCATACGTTCCCAACAATCTTGATACTGCGCCGTCCGCTCCTCGCTGTACGCCTTGTATATGTGGCTGAACTCCTCGGGCGTGAGGGCGCAAAAATCATTGTAGGGCAAACCGATGTTGCCAACGGCTATGCCCAGAATGTCGAAGATGCCTAACTTTTTTTTTCGCCCTCCGTGTCGGTGTCCTCGGGTGCCTGGTCTGCCGTGGCGTTCACGGTGTCCGTCCACTTGTTGAGGTCTTCGGGCGTGAGGCTGTCGGCAAAGTCCATAAGCGACATATCGAATTTTACGCCATCGTGCTTACAGGCTGACGCCACGCAACAAAACAGATAGGCGCACATATCCGATAGGCTGTTGCCTAACTCCGTCACCTCCTTGCCGGTCTCTTTCTTAAAGCGAAGCATAGCCCCCATAGTCTGCCTACAGGGGTATGCCTTGCCGTTGATCATGATTTCAATCTTTGGCATAAATCAACAATTAACTAATAATTCAACAAATCAAACATTTATCTTAAAAACAATATGGCCTTTATTCCATGTGGGCGTTACTTGCTCACTGCCTTGCCGGTGTCGGTTGCCTGCGCCACTGCTGCCGCATCCTTGCCCGGGTAGGTCTCAGGCTCGCCGTCGTTCTCCAAAGACACGCTGTAAGTAGCATCGTCCTGCGCCGGGCTTGTCTCCTCCAATGAGGCGATAACAAAGTTACCCTTTACATAAGGTGTCTTGTCGCCACCTCGCTTGAATGCCTCAACCTCCACACTTGCGCCCTTGCCCCAAAGTGGCGCAATCTGCTCGTGGCCGTTCTCGGTTTCGTCATAGAAGCGCAAACCCTCGGCACTGATAGAGATAGACAAACCAGTCACTCCCTTGCCCTTCCAAAGTCCGCTGCTCTTGGCGGCACTCGCTACAGGCTTGACGGCACGGTCTTTTGTCTCGCTGTTGAAAGTGAGGGTGTGGCTTGTGCAATGTCCCACCGCTTTGTCTCCAACCTTAAGCAAAAGGTCACTACCATTGATATATCCAGTATCTTCCATAACTATAAAAAATTAAATGGTTCTATATTACTTAAATTCTGACTTGATAAACAAGCTGCTGCACAAAGGCATCATCCTCGTAGCCCTCTTCGCTGTCGGCAAGCGTACAACTGCGCATCTTCACGCCGTCGTGTTCTCCGCTTGCGTAGTCGAGTGCCTGGCGCACCGCCTCGGCAAGTTCCACGCCCTCGGCATACTTTGCCGTATAGCAAACCACCTCCATAGTCACGGTGTCGGCTCCCGGCATTCCCTGCTTAGTGGGATTGTGTGCCAATGCCGCACGGCGATATAATATATAAGGTAGTTGGGCGTTGTCTATCACGATGGGGAAAACCTTGTTTGTTCTCCGCTTCACTTCCTCGTTAGATAGAAGAATATCGCGTATAATGCTGCCCGCACTTAATGATGTCTTTTTCTGTGCCATAGCTATATGTTATAAAAGTCCCTGCTTTCTTGCCGCCTTTTCCACGTTGTTCTGCAAGTTGTTGAAAAGGTTGGTTTCCACGCTGTCGGCGGTCTGCTGCTCCGTCTTGGCGAGAAAAGCGTAACGCTTCATCTTGCCGCGGCTCGCACCGCCTCGTAGATACTGCCTTATTTTCTTGCCCGTGAACCTGCTTTTACCGAAAAACGATGAAATACGCCGCCCCACATGTCTTTGGCGTGTTCCGTCCTCTGCCCACATCAAAACAGGCTTTTCCATGTTCTGACGGTTGAGGTGGATGCCCTTGCGCCTACCATGTGGCTTAACGCTTACCATGAAGCCCAGGCCGTAGCGATCGGGGTAGGTACGCACATAGATGCCGCTTAAAAGACTGCGCTTTGTGCCACTGCCAATGCCGCTTTGTCCCAGATTGGAGACTGCCGCCTTTTTCAGGCGGTTGCCCTCCCTGCGCATGGCACTTCGCATAGCCTTGCGTTGGTCTTTCACGTCGAGTGCCTTGTAAACATCGGCAAACGGCTTGTTGATGTCGGTAACGGTTTCTTTCATCGTTCTGGCTGCATATACATTAAGAAAACAGACTATTGCAAAATCTGACTATTCGTTTACTCGTTCACAAACTAAAGTGTTCATACCTCTATCAATGTTTGGGATGATGGCAACAACCGTATAAAGGTAGCCACCTAACTGCTGCACTCTCCAGTTTTCTTTTACCGGGTGTGCGTCCCTCACATTAAACTCGGCTCGATAGTCGGGGAAATGTTCGCCCACTTCCTCACTACGGTTTCCGCTCTGCTTCTTCCTCTCTGCCCACACGGTACGTATAGGCTCGTAGGTTGTCGCTTCCTCGCCGTAGTCGTTTGTTGTCGCCATAGGCTTCAACAACTGCAAACGATATTTCATTTCTCCTGCTCTCATTCCGCTAATTTCCGATAGGGTTTAATTAAGGCTTGTAGCGAATCAGGCACGGCGTGCATCTGCACGTTACTCACACTTTCACGCTGATTGTACCAATGTGCGCCCAACATCATTATAGCGTGTTTTATGGGGGTAGGTACATCATGTCCGTTACCCATCTGCGCCAATTCCTCTTGGGTCCTATTGGTCGCCGTGATAACTGCGCTTTCTGCTGTATCTAATAGATGCTGCAAATACTCGTCATCATCGGCGAAATCATCAGCCCTTACGTGCTTCTTAAAAAGTGCCAAACTCACTACTGCCATAACGTTAAAACTTTAAATTGTGATTACTTACTTAACCCTTGGTGCCTGCTGCCGCTGCCGGGTCCTTAGACAACATGGCAAACGCCTCCTCACGCAATGTGGTAATAGCGTAGTCGGCATTGAGCACGAAGTCGATAGAGTTCTTACGTGCGAGTGTATAAGGGTCGATGATGATAGACATTTCACCAAACAAGCCCTGTGGGGCATACTTGAATGAGCCGAACAATACCGAACCCTCAGCCACGTATGAGCTACAGAATACCGGTACACCCGAAATCTTGCCGTTCTCGTCAACGATAGCCTGGTTTGCACCGCTCCACTTTGGCGTACCCTCCAAAAGTGCCTTTGTGGTCTCTGTCATTACGTAGCAAAGTCCCTCCGGCATGATGTTGGCACCCAAAACAATGCCCTTGAGTGCAAGAAGCTCGGCGAGGGTAGGTGCTTCGCCCTTATAGGTCTTCTTGTTAGCTGCCTTGAGGTTGACGAATGGACCTACAAGATTGGTAGCCTTTTCCACCTTTGTGGTGCTGAACATGATTTTGTTCATAAGGGCGGCTGCCGCAACTGGCATATACTGGGTACATACAAGCTGCAAAAGGTCGTCGGTCTCGTTGAGTGCCTCACGTGTGATAGGCACGGCTACACCGATACGCTCAGGCTTTGCCAAAAGCTTGCTTGCCTCGATTTTGGTATCACCCAGTTCCACGCCCTCATCATTGATGGTAGCGGCGAATGTCTCGATTACAGGCCACTGATAGTTGCCTTTCAGTCCGGTGAGCAATGGAGAACCGATTGCCGAAAGAATGGTCTTTGCATACAATGGCTCTACGATGTCGCCCATGGTGACCGGTGACGGATTGGTAGAACTGCCAGGGTTGAGATAACCCGAAGTGTTGCCGCCGAAGTCAGAAGCTACAGCGCGGCTGATCTTCAACTCAAAACGCTGTCCGGTCTTGACGCACTCACGCATCTGCTTGTTTACTTCCTCGATGTCCTCACGGCGCATAACCTCTAACGTAGGGGTAGCCGCCTTGATCTTCATTTCGAGGATGTCCATTTCACGGTAAAGGGCTTTACGCTCTCCCTTTTCCGCATCGGTGAAGTCTTCGCGCTCCTTGTCGTTCTCCAGGCCCTGCGCAATTTCTGCGAGGCGGTTTTTGATTACGTCCATGCGCTCGTAGGCTTCACGAAAATTAAACTTTTCCTTTTTCATCTGTCAATGATTAAAATTAATAACTAAAAAATATATATCGAAGCCGCCTCTACAGATTGCGGCCAACACTTGCTATACGCTCGCGCACCTCATTGATACGTTCACGCTTCTTGCTCTCGTCTATCTGCTTGGGCTTCGGCTGCTGCTCAAACTTGATGCCTGCCGCTTCCACCTCACGTTTGCTTACGTCGGTCTGCTCATAGGCGGGATCGGTGGTAATGGTGAAGTCGTAAACGTTGTCAATACGCTTCACGTGGCGCAAAAGAATATCCTCGCCGTCGTCGCCTTTCTCGTCCAGACGCTCGTAGCTCACGGCGTTCTCGCTGTCGCCCTCATCGGTGGAATAGATGAATGAGCACCCGGCAATATCGCCACGGCTTACCAGTTCCAAAGCCTTGTCGCCGTCAACCGTGTGCGGCATTTCTGCCCAGAACTTAACGCCCACCTTGTCAACCTCGTAGCTTAAAGTGCCATTGCCCTTGTTGCTGCGTGCCAAAACCAACTGGCGGTCGTGGAACATCGTAAGTTTGATGTCCTGCTTATCCAGCATCTCCCGTGTCACACACCCAGGCTCCAGCACCTCGTAATAGTTGTTCCACCAATCGCATAAAAGACGGCTACGTACACCGAACTTCAGTGCATAGCCCTCAATCGTGCGGCTTTCCGCTCCGTCGGTAGCCTCACGAATGCGAAGCCCCGACACAATAGCTATTGTTCTTTTCTTTTTCATTCTCCGTTGTTTTTATCGTTGTTGTCATTTCCCTTTGCAGCTGCGCCCGATAGCTTTTCACTGCCCAGCGGTGCAAGATTGGTAGAAAGATAAACCGTATCGCCTCCGTCGATGGTAGGTTGGTTTTCCATCCTGCGCCAATCGTTCACGGTGTAAATGCCGCTCTCGATCGTCTTTTTCTGATAGTCGGCGAGTGACTGCAAATCCATTGAGTAAACACCCCGGCGGTCAAACAGAAAACGGCGTTTGCAGCACAAAGACCGCGGTATCAGCTTTCGGGTCAGTTCGCATTCTATACGCTTCAATATCGGGTTGAGCGTGTTGGAAAGAAAAGCCACGTTTGCCATTTCGGCACTTTTGTAGTTGCTGCTCGTATCATCGAACACGAAGGACGGGTGAACGCCAAAGAAACGGCATATCTCGCGCACCGTAAACTTTCGGCTCTCCAAAAACTGCATATCAGTAGAAGAAAGCGAAATTTGCTTAAAGTCCACCTGCCCCGGCAAACTTACTATGCGCTCACCCCGGCTGAAACGGCTATCCACGCTTTCGGCTGTCTTCTCCAGTTCCTTGTCCTGGTACTCGCCAAATCCCGTAGTAGTCTTGTCGTTGCTGATAATGCCGCGAACACTGCCGCCATTGGTAAACCGGTTCTCCGTCTCCGCATCTCCTGCCGTGGCAATATCCATCGTGCGCCTTGCGTGGGTCAGCACGCTTTCGCCCCTGCGCCCGTCTGAGGAATGCAAGTAAAGATGTATGATGTCCTTTTCCTCGAATGTGCCGAACACTCCATTATAGGCATCGGCTATGTAGTAACGGCTGTTCAGTGGGTCGTGGGTCACGGTGTGGGGTCGGCAAAGCACTAAATCGGTCAACTCTCCCAGTACATAGCGTGGGTAGATGTAGGCGTTTCCCTCAATGAGCATCAGGCGCACCGCCATCGTCCAGAAGTCAAACGCCGACATTTCGGGTTGAGGCTGCACGGTCAGAAGATAATGCAGATCACTTGCCGTGTCTTCCTGATAGCGTCCATCCCTGCACCGCATATACTGCAAACGTAGGCTCGCCACGCTTTCGCTTAGAAGCGTCACGCACCGATATACCGCTGCAACCGTCATGGCATCGCCGCCCCAGGCTGAAAACACCGCCACGCCGCCACCAGTCCTTACGGTGGTGGGGCGCGCGGTGCCGGCTGTGTCAGCACCTGTTGCCTCACGGCTGAAAAATCGTTTTATGTTATTCCAAAATGTTGCCATCCGTCGTTTCATACTAAACCGCCAAAGCTACGACAATTTGAATGCTGTCAACTATCTTACTGCTTTCGCTCCGGCGGTGTTCTGTCCTTTAATTATGAGTAAAAAATCCGAGGCCCTCATGCCAAACGGCTAATGAGCCGCTACAAAAATACAATCGTATTTTGCAAAAAACAAATGCAGTTTGGCGCATCGTGGTACACGTTGGCGCAACGTGGTAAAATTATTAGTTTTTTAAGAAAATAGTTTTTGGCTGTTAGGCTAAAAGGCACAAAAAAGCCGCATCGGGCGTTAACCCGACACGGCTAGAGATAACGCCCTAACGGCGTTTATATAAAGTGAACTTGAAAACGTAGCGTGTGAAATTCAATATTAAGCAAACTGCACTGTGCTTAGATCCTTGCCAAAAGCGTGGATAGAGTCCATAATCTTCTTTACGGTCTTTGGCGACGGATTGCGACGCCCTGTAACGTAGTGGCTAAGCTGCTGTGGGTTTACACCCGTCAGACGTGACAAACCCGCCAAAGAAAGCACCTTTGAGTAATAGGCAAGAAATGACGCCATATCATAGCAATAGCACATTTCTACCTCGGTGAACTCCTTGCCCTCTTTTTCGTAGTAGCGTTTCATATCCGCATAACCATCCTCAAAGCATTTCTTAGCCTCTTCCACGGTCTTGCCCGTGCCTGTTATCAGATAGCTTAAATCGTCCGCATCGCTGTAAATGCTATACGTTCCGTCGCTTGCTCTTTCGATAACTGCCTTAACCTGTCTCATTGTTGTATCTCCTTAATGTTCTGTTTATAAATCTGTTTTGTAAAAGACGGGGGCTTAAATAAGTCCTGCCGCCTTTTTAATTGCTCTGAGCGTACCCGTTGCGACTTCCTCGCCACCGTGGTTGCTCATCTTAAACTCCTTGCCAGTCTTCGGACTGTACCAGATTGGGTGTCCTGCCATTTGCTTGTTTGTGTCGTAACACCCGATTTTTCTTAGTTTTCTTTCAAGTTCATTGTACTTCATTGCTTAATTAAATTTCACGATGCAAAGATAATGATATTTATTTGAATATCAAAATAAATAGGGTAAAATGTTATTGATATTAATATCATTTAACGGAAAAAGCCGCTACACCATTACGATGCAGCGGCTATGTATGTGGGTTTTGGTAATGTCGGGATCGTGTCCCTATGGCTTGTTGGTCACCGTCTTTATAACGGCATCCTCGGTGAGCCATTCAAGCGGATACATGGCATCAAGCAAACCGTGTATTCTCAACTCATAGTCGGGTGGCAGTTCCTCCAACAACCATTTCACGTAGTCGCGTGTCTGCCTGATCGCATCACGGAACGTGTCGGCATTATATACCGGCATTCCGTCACGGTCTGTTATCACCAGACTTGTAACTTTCTTAGGCTTCTTGTATCTCATATCTGTGTCCTCTCTTGTTTTACTCGTCCGCGTCCTCAATCCAACAATAGTTCATAAGATACTCCAACGTGCCCTGCACGCTTCGCACCTTGCTCGCACTTACCTTCACGTCCTCCGGCAAACCTGCCATGAGGTCGTTGATGAAATCGTACACCTCGGCGATGTTCTTCTTTAAATCGTCGGCATCTGTATTAATCTGGCTCTGCACTGTAATAGTATCCTTGTGCTTCTTATCTATAACTATCATATCTTATTCTCCTTTATTCATTAAGTTCATTAAATTGTCTGTATCCATTCCCATCATCACGCCCACGGCCTTTACAAAACGCTGCATAAGGTCGGTTGGGGTCTGTGGCATCGTTGCCGCCGTCGGCTTGCCCTGCTGAGGCTTTGCCGTCTCGGTCGGTGTCGGTGGGGTGGTAGGGGCCTTTGGCTTGGTCTGCTGTGGTGCTTGGGTTGCCGCTACAGGCTTGCCGTGGTTCTTTGGTCCCTGTGCTCTGCGAAAAGCCTTGCGGACCTCACTCTGCATGTCCTTGTCTATGGTCGTACAATGCTTGCACATCACTTTGAACGCCTCCGCCGTAATGTAGTACACTACACCCGTCGGGCTTTCGTAGCCCTTGCCAAAGCCTCGGTTTACCGTTCTGCCACATCTGAAAATGACACTACCAGGGCGCACGAAATATTTTTTCATACGCTGGATGCTCTCACAAACATAGCGGTGTTCACGCCCTTGCAGCTTGGCGAGTGTGAGCGACGAAACCACACGTCTGCCGTTGTAGTCCTCGATGATGATGCCGTCCTCTGCTGTGGTGGCTGGCTGCTCGGTGGTCTGTGGCTCGGCCTGGCCCTTTCTGCTCTTGGCTGGCGGCATAGCTGCCACGCGTGCATCAATCGCCGCCTCCTCTCGTTCCTCACGCTCCAGAAGCTTCTCGTACTCGATGGCTTCCTTTCTGTCGTGCTCCTCAATGGCTTTCGCCATCTGCTCGGCTCTTATCTTAGCCTCCATTTCGTTGAACGCCTTGATGTAAGCCTCTTTCCACTTAGCTGCCGTCTTTCCGGTAAAACCCATAACAAGAAACATGAAGCCATCACGGGTAATGTAATACATTGGCAACTGCTTTTTGATGTTGCCATTTTGGTAGTCGATTTTAGACGGCTCAAAATTGAGCTCTCTAAATTCTTCGCTGCAATCCAACGACTTAATGTCTCGCACTACGTTTTTGTGCTGCTTGCCGAAAACCTCCGCTACTCTCAAAGATGTAGTAACGGCGTGCTCGTTTTCTACTGCTACCAAACTTAACTCTTGGACGGTGGATGCATCCTGCACCACTTCCGCTACCTGCTCTACAGGATTTTGATCTGATACGTTACTTAACATAACTAAATGACTTTGACAAATACGAAAAAACCGCGCTACGTGCTGTCAGGTCTCATTTAGCAAGAACCCCGGGGCATTTCTGCTACCCGACACGGCGCGGTTATCTCTTTATATAGAAATATCCTATTATACTTACTATGGCATGGATACAAAAATAGCCGCTACGTTACGGTGAACGGCGGCAACATCTGTACCGCTAAATGAAATTTGACACTGCAAAGATACATAAAAAAGTTTAAAGCACCAAAGATTTTCGGTAAAAAGTTACTTACTTATACCAAATTTTTGTATTTTTGCATTCAAATTACAAATTTTAAGTATAATAAGCATGAAGAAGATATTGTTTTTGTTCGCCTTTCTCGTCCTTGGAATGGTGGCAAAGGCCCAGTATGTTTCAAACCTCGACGAAATAGAGTTGTTGGGCACCTGGAATGTAACCACCACAAATGGCGAGATAATGGTATCGGGACACCCCGAAAGAGTAGCGTCCATAACTTTTAATGACGGCCAGAACTCGTTTATGTCTTTTGAAAGTAACAACTCCACTATAATACCCGTCTATACCGTTGGCGGTACTGCCACAGGACGTTATACCCTGCATCTGATAAGAAGATACGAATATAATTCCGATTATACCAGTCTTTCGTCTCTGAACTTTGAGGTTTACCAATTCGGCAACAACACCATGACGCTGCGCACCTACGACAAAAGCGTAACCATAAAATTAGAAAAGCAATCCGCTTCGTCCGTTTCCTCTGTCAAGGCTGACGCAAAGACAACCGGCAAATCCTACACCCTCGATGGCATAACCGCCACCGACACAACAAAGGGCATCATCATTCAGAACGGCAAAAAGAAGATACGCAAATAAACAAACCCCGATAAGTGATTGAACCTATCGGGGTTTGTTCGTTATTTCCATTTTTCGGGTTTCGTGTACACCTTTACTCCGTCCGTTACCGTTTCGTCCATTTGGGCAGTTACAAACTTATTGTAGTTCTTTTCAAGCAAAGTAACTTTTCCTTTATGGGCCTTAATGTTGTTGGCTATGTCTCGGCTGTAAATGGACGGTGGAAAATATGCCTTTACTTGTTTATCTGGGCAATTGTGTTGTATAAACTCTACAGGCGGTAAAAGATCGCTATCTCCACTTACCAATATCACAATATCCGTTTTATCCATAACGCAATCTGCGAGCATACGAATGGAAATGTTTACATCTGTTTTCTTTTCCTCGGGTCTCAATATGGCGTATTTACATCGTGGGCACTTAATTTCTTTAGAAATGTACTTGCCTCTAACAACTTCAAAATGTTCTCCATTTATTAGTTTATTGGCATTGAGAAAAGCACTTTGATGACGGCTTTTTTCCTTGTTTAATGGCGAGGCTGTAAAATATACAACCTTTTCCAAAACTTGGTTTTCGCCGATAAATTGACCGAAAAACTTTACAAGGTCTATCCAATAGCCCTTATACCACTTTTCATTAACTTGTTTGGCTGTTCTCAATCCGTAATAGAAATTGAAGCCATCTATGTAAACCGTAACACGTTTCATATTGTTCATAAATAAAAAAAGCTGCCACCGGGACAGCTATGCCCATTCAAGAAAGAATGGGGATTCGTAATAATTGTGCTGCAAAGATACGGTTTTTCGCTTAAACCGCCAAACTTTACGGCGAAAAAGTTACTTATTTACTTATACTTTTAACGCTTGATAACTAAAACCCATACAAAAACGCCAAATTATCGGTACGGAAAACGACGATTTCCATACGGCAAACCGCCGATAACCGTACCGATAATCTCACGGCTCGCCCAGGGCGTCCACTATCAGGCGCACTTGTGCCGGTGTAAAACTGCGGCTGCGCTCTGTGTAACCAATGGCGGCAAGCTGCTCCATAAGCCCAGGGTACAGGTGCATCCATCGGCGGAATTTCTTCCACGCCGATTCGGGCATGATGCAATTACAGTACTTTGCCGCAAGTTCCATGCGGCCGTACTCCCTTATCTTGAAATTATCTTTGTTCTGTTCCATGGGTGCAAAAGTAAGGAAAACAAACGTGAAAATACAATTAATCGCCGCCTACAACAGACGGTAACAGGACACAACGGCACACATCCGGATTCTTGCCAAAAATGGCTGCTATCTTTGTGGCGGCAATAGTGCCAAACAACCTTTTAAACGCAAAAAGTATGATACGTTACAAGAAGTACAAAAGCAATCAGACGGGCGTAACCAAAAACAAGTGGTACGGCCGTGCCGTTACCGAACTTATGGAGTTTGAGGAATTCGTAAAGCACATGGCAAACCATCACTGCGTGTTCGGTGAGTCCACAATCCGCGGCGTGCTGATCGAGATGCAGATTTGTATGCGTGAGCTGCTGTTGGAAGGCAAGGCGGTACGCCTCGACGACCTCGGCATCTTCCGCATTGGCCTGGAAACCTCAGCGGCTACCACCGCCAAGGAGTTTACCGCCGACAACATTAAGGCTGTACGCCTTAACCTCTATCTCGGCAAACGCTTCCGTGCTGCGGACCTCTACAAAGATGCCAAGTTCCGTGAGGCTGGCAAGTATGATGGCGGCGGCGACGATGGCGGCGAGACTGCCGGTATCCACGATGAGGGCGGCAACACCAGTGGTGGCAATACCAGTGGCGACAATACCAGTGGCAGCAATATGTCGGATGGCAGCGGCTCCACCGATGATTCAGCCTATGTTGAGCTATAGTAATGGCTTCCGTAATTAGTGGCGAAATATCGTCAATAATGCCGTTTTTTGGCGTTTTGGCGGCATTTCGCCACTTTTCCGTATAGTTTTACCTCTCGTAGGTATAAAGTAGCCCTAACGTCATTAAAAGCGTTATCGCCCCATCTATCTTGCGGTATTGTGACACTTTGAGCGGCTTTTTGTTCTCCAGATTGTCGGTATCTATCACGCAATTTTCCAAACAGAAAGCGTTAATAGGGTTGTCGTTAAACTCTATCTTTACCGGGTCACTCCATGCAAGCATCTCAAAACTTTCGACTGGTAGGTTAAAGTTTCCGTAGGTCTGACTAAATGGGGTTAGCACGTTCCTCGCTCCGACTGACTTTAAGATACTCGTTAGCTCCTGTGCCTTGTAAGCATCGTAGCCAATACGGATAATATTAACCAACTTACTGCGTCGTAATATATCCTCGGTAATCATCGCCGTGTCTATCTTCTGCCCTTTGCAGAAAATAAGATACCCTTTTTCGTTCCAAAGTCTATAAAGCTGCTCGTTGGGATGCCCTTTTAACGCTCCCTCTGGGAAATAGTAATCAGTATGCGTGTAAAACTTCTTATTACCCGATAGGTACACGGTATAAGATACTGCGCTGAAATCATCATGCACCGACAAATCAAACGCCACGGCACAATCTGGGCGGCCCTGCACCTGATCTATACAGAAATTGCCCAATAATTCTTTTGCCTTTTCGTGGGTAAACCACGTTTTTTCGTCGTTTATCGTGAAAATATTAAGCAATTTCGTGCGAAAAGCCAACATATTTTCGGCTGATAACTGGGCGGTCTGATACTCATTTTCGTAGTAGTCCGGTTGCACCGTGATACCCAAATGCGGCTGTACTTTTGCCCACGTCTCCGGGCTATCCTCTGCATCGTCCACATCAGGCATGAATATGGATGCAAACATGGTGTCGCTTTCTGCCTCACCTCGTAGTACTGCCATCACTCCGTCAAGTTCGTGGGCAAATGGGCCATCTACCACATCGCTTGCAGTGGTGATAATGATTGTTAGCGGCTCACGCCTTGGCCCCATTGATGTTGTCAATACGTTTTTGAGGTCTGCGCCGTTCTTGCCTGCCGTGTTTCGGGCTTGGGCGTACTCGTCCATTATCACCAATGAGGCAAACAAACCATCTTTGGTTTTGGCGTTGGCGGTCAAACATTGTATGAGGCTATCACGTCCACGGTCTTTGAAAGTAATCTTTTCACGATTAACCCTAAAGTGCTTTTCCTTTGGGTCAATATCAAACATGATGTTTCGTATCTCATCAAAACAGATTTTCGCCTGATCGTAGCTATTTGCGCCTACGTATGCCTGGGCGTTGTTATCACCGAAAAGCATATCATAAACCGCCAAAGCTGCGCACGATGTCGTTTTACTGAACTTTCGTGGCACGAATAGGTAGGCTGTACGTATCAGTCTGCGCCCATCGTCTCGGGCAAAGCCGTAGATATTTGCAAACTGGTAGGCCTGCACCGGGGTTAGCTTATAGCGTGTGCGCCCTCGGATGCCACTAAACCGCAAAGCCTCGTAGAACTTGAAAAAACGCTTTACTCGCTTGGGCTTCCAATCGTACTTATCAAGCATCTGCAAAAAGCGTCTTACTCCCAATATCTCATACAGGTTGTGTGCGTCTGGGTGGTCTATCACTCCAAACACATAATCGCCGATACGCTTATCTGTTTCAATAAGCGCACGGCGGTAACGGTCGGCGTATGTACTGCGCCCCTGCTGCAACTGCTCCGATACCTCGGCTTTCAGTTGTCGAAATCTTCCTTTTTCTTCCTCTGTCATTCGTCGCCCTCCTGCATCGCTGCCATAAAGTCGTTAAAACTATCGTTGTCGCTCTTTCGTTCCTTGCTCTCGGTGTTCATGCCTAAAGCCCTTAACGCTTTCTGTCCCTGATGCAACAACTCGATATATAGCTTTTCTTTCGGGTCGATCGTCTTGCGCTCGTTGCCCTCCCTGCTATATTCCACGTTTACGGCCTGGTGTCCGTCTGCCATGATCTCATCGCCCAAAATGTCGGCACGTACCAACAACTTAGCCGTAATATCCACTTGGTATGTAAGTTCGGCGGTATATTTGCCTTGCTTCTTTAGCAACTTCACGATATACGCTTTCTTACTCTTAATCTTGGCGGCTATCTTCTTGTTGTCTTCCTCTGTGGATGGCTCCGGCAAAGTCTGGCTAACTGGCAATGGGTCGGCGGTCTTCGGCTGCGCCTTATCGCTGTAACCTCGCTTCTTGCCCTTGGTCTTCAGGTAGAAGATAATAGCCGTTGTGTCGTTGGCATTTATCGACTGCATCAACTTGCTTTCGACAAAATCTACCTGCGTTTCGGTGATCTCGTCCACTTTCTCCTTAAACTCTGGGTCTGCGTTGTACCATCGGTAATAAGTACTGCGCCCTATGCCTATCGCCTCGCACGCTGTGGCTATGATGCCGTAGCCCTGCGCCAAAGCCTCCAAAAACTTTTGTTTCTTTTCTTCCATGCTGCGTTACTTTTCAAATGAGCGGATGCCGTCGAAGTAGTCTTTGTAAAACTCAAACAGTCCCTTATCAACTGTTATACTTCCCTGCTCCGTTCTTGGGTTAGTGTTAATGTTTGCGCTTGTCTGTATGCCGAAATAAAAGCCCTCATCGTAGTTGCACCCTGCGTATATCTTGCTGTGGTTCTTGAATACTGCGGCGCGTCCTGCCTCTGGGTGGTCCTGATAGAACTTTTGTACCATCTGCCATTCAATCTTATAGCTGCCGGGGAAAATCTCGCCCAAATACATATCAAGTTTCTTAATGCGCCCTTGCTCGTACCATTGTCGTACCTGCAAAATATCCTCTGCCGCCATGCACCATGTCGATAACAAACAATAGTCCAAATCGTGCTGATTAAGCACCACTTTCAGGTAACTAAGGCTATCCACGTCCCCGGCGGTGATAAAATTGTAGGTGGTATGGTCTTGCAGCTTGACGTACTGCATTGCCTCCAATAACTTGACCTCACTAAATGCCCGGCGGTACTCGTAGCGTTGCGATAACTCGGTACACTCCTTTGTACGTCTGTGCGCTCGCTTTGCCTGGGCGGTTGTCTCGGCTGTGGTTTCTTCCGGCTCCACCTCATCGGGTGGGGGGGCTTGGGTCTGACCTGCGCCAAAGCTGCCAAATCCAAAGCCTGTGTCATCTTGGTTTCCAAACTTCATAAATCTTGCTTTTTATTATTAACCTACACACGTGGGCGTTTTTATATCGTGCCAAATATGCCGGGGCTTTGCATCTGGGCAAAATCCCCCACGGCCAAAAAATCGGCTCACGTGTGGAAAAGGGGGTTGGTGAGGTTTAGCCCACACACTATGCCCTTAAAAAAAGTACCCCCGGGGTCTCGAACCCGAAAGTTTTAATAATTCCGTCCACTTCTTCATCGGACAATCTAAACCATTCTCCTTGTACTCTCTTGGCATTATACACACTATGCAAATGTACTTCGATGTCTCTATCTACATAGCCTATAAGCTGCACTTTCTTTGTACTAAGTACTTGCATACGTGTATGTATGTCTTTAGATTTTCCAATCTTTATCAAGCCATTTGCGTTGCTTCTGGCTAAATATGTCTGAAAGTACGTCTTTGGTCTTAGTCCTATTGACTCGGCACAAACCTTATTTCGCAAATCAAATAACTTAGCTTCGTCCATAATGGCTTTTGCTTTATCCATCATTTCGGCATATAGCTTGTTTTTCACTATCGCCAATTGCTCACCTAATTCAGCGTTGTATCTATCTAACACGCTATTGAGTTTATTGCAAATACTGTCTTTCCATTCTTCCAACTTCGCTTTATCCTTGCTCGTTCGTCTCATGGTCTGACCTTGAAACTGTATCTCTGCCGTATATGATATACCGCCATTCTTACGCTTACGCTCATAGATTGAGCCATAAACATTTCCGCCCTTGTGTTTCATATCTCTGCTATTTCAAAAATTTATTCACAAATCTTTTCAGGTGCTCTTTGGCTCTGTTCTTTGCTTGAACTTTGCCACACCTGCCCATGTCCGTATGTACCTTAACGTGGCAATCGTGGCATAGGGCTTTGAGGTTAAAGTAATCAAACATCAGGCGTTCTTTTTCCTGCCTTGTTAGTCCATCCTCAACCGGGATAACGTGGTGTACCTCGGTAGCTGCTGCCACTCTGCCCAATTCCTCGCACCTCTCACATAGTGGTGTATCGTTGAGTTTGTCACGTCTCAATCGTAACCACTTGGCCGTATGTATCAGCCTTATATAATCTTTATCCTTTGCCATACTCTAATATTCGTCTTTGATAGTTATTGTTGTGTGATACTTCCTTACCAAATAGTTGAGGCTATCCAACAAAGATTGCTGTACGCCCTGCTTACCGCTTAGTGCTGTGTTGGCTCTCTCATCTACGGTGTTGGCACAAATCAACTTATACACCTGTACTGGGTGCTGCTGCCCCTGTCGGTGTAATCGTGCGTTGGCTTGTTGGTATAACTCCAGATTCCAACCTGTACCAAACCATACGATATAGTGCCCACCTTGCTGCATATTCAAGCCAAACGCCGTGCTCATAGGGTGGGCCAATAGTACGTCTATCTTGCCGTCGTTCCATTCTCTCAACTCCTTTTCACCCTCGTATGACTTGACGGTATAGCCTTTCAGTTTCTTGGTGATACGTGTTACATCGTGCTTGAACTGATAGAAGACTAACACATGATTGCCGTTTGCAGCCTCCACGATCTCGGCTAACTTATCTAACTTCTCATCGTGTATTTCGTGTACATCCTTTGCCTCATCGTATATTGCACCGTTGGCAAACTGGCTTAACTTATTCATCAGTCCGGCGGCACTATTCGCTAAGATATTGGCATTTTCTCCGGTATGCAATTCGGTAAACTCCAAAACCTTTTCTTTCTCAAACTTGTTGTATGCCTCCATCACCTTTGGCGACAAAGTAAGTTTGGTTTCGTGGGTGATCATGTCCGGCAACTGTAAATAGTCCTTTGCTTGCATTGATAGACAAATATCAGAAATCTTGTTTTTGATGATGTCCTCACACCCTTTTTTGATGTCGCAACGTACTATTACGTTGTTCCACTTGTGGGTCTCAAAGTAGGTTTCACGATACTTCGTTACACTCTTGCCCAAACGCTCGCCCATGTCTATACAGTACATTTGTGCCCATAGGTCTATCAGTCCGTTAGGTGCTGGCGTTCCTGTAAGTCCGATAACTCGATTAACCGTTGGTATGGCTGTACGCATTGCCTTAAATCGGTTTGACTTAGAAGACTTGAAACTGGTTAGCTCATCAATCACCAACACATCAAACGGCAACTGACCGCCGTACTTTCCGACTAACCAAACAAAGCTATCACGTCCGATAACGTAGATGTCTGCTTTAGATGCCAACGCCAAATTACGCTGCTTCTCTGTGCCCATTACCTTTGCCACTTTCAGGCTTTGCAAGTGATCCCACTTTTCTGCCTCGGTAGTCCATGTTGTTTCGGCTACCTTTTTCGGTGCTACCACCAAAGTACGGCTTACCTCGCAATCGTCCATCAATTGTTGTATGGCTGTAAGTGTGCTTACCGTCTTACCTAAACCCATATCCAGAAACAAACCGCATCGTGGGTGGTCTAATATCCACTGCATCGCTGTTTTCTGATACTCGTATGGTCTGTACTTCATTTCTCTGCCCTCCAAACTTTAATTAATTCGTCGATCGTCTGTTTGTTGTCGATTGTATAGACTTCGTGGCCCATGCTTACCAACTCATTTTGTCTTATGGTTTGTATCTTCGTTGGCTTCTTACCTTTACTTTTCAACTCCACCCAAACAACCTTACCACCATGTAGGCATACCACTCTATCAGGATAACCTACCATGTTTGCATTTGAGTATTTGAGGCAAAGGCCTCCAATGGCTTTCACCTCTTGTACCAAATATTTTTCTATTGCCTTTTCCGATACCTCGGCGTGGCGTGTTATTGCCTCTAACTTCTTCATATTTTCAACTTTCGCCCTGTAAACATTCAATTTTCAACTTTTCTATATACGTGTACGTATGTGGGTAAATATATAGTTTATATAGGTATATAGTATATATAACATTACTATTCTACTTATACTATATTTTATTGTTTACATTGTTTACATATATAGTTATATACTGATATTCATTACTTTAGCCGTAAACAAAGGTGTAAACAAATAAACTATCTATTGTTTTTGTTTACTTTTCCTTTTTTGTCGTTTCTGCCTTTATAGCCCTGTAAACAACTTCGTTTACATTTTCTTTGTTTACGTCTTCACTACCTTATAGGTCGCTTTCGTCGTCGTCTTCCTCTGGTCTGCTAAATGCCCTTTGTGTTCCGTATATCGGAAATCTTGCAGACGATAATTTTAGCCAACCTAAATCATCCAATACCTTATTAACCCTACGTGCTTCGTACTTATACCCTTTATCTGAAATGTTGATGCCCATCATTTCGCAAAGAAATTCAGCGGCACACACCTTGGTACGTATTTCTACGCCTGTTTCGTCCAATGGGTCGGGGTTCTTGATATATGCCCGGCGGCGGTTTAAGTCCCACGTATTCCAGTCGGTCGGTAGCTTCATATCCAAAAACTCCTGTACTAAACCCTGTAATGGGTCGTCGCAATTGTCGTTAAACTGCTGCTGTCGTTTCTTGGCTGCTTCCTCCAGACTATCCGACAAAGCCAATTTCTCACCGTCCTTATAGCGTTGCACGGCTTCTGCCCACAACTGGTTACGATCGGCTTGCAAAGCTGCACGGAAATCGGGGTACTTTCTGTACTTAGCATCAACCTCAATTACCCAAAAGCGGCGGTTTCCGGTCTCACCCTTTAAGAAATATGTTTCGTTGGTCGTGCCACAAAAAACACATTGTCTTGGGTGGGATTCCATCACACTACCATACGCCGGGCGGTACATATCATTCTGACGACTTATGTAGGCTTTCACCTGCTCCACGTCTGACCGCTTGATACTGCCCAACTCCGGTAACTCGATAATCCAACCGTTTCGGGCTTGCTCCATACCTTTTGTACCCTCCATCGTCACCAAACTATCGCTAAACCAATCGCCGCCCATCACATTGAAAAGCGTCGATTTACCGATACCCTCGGCTCCGGCGATAATCAGGCAATAATCATACTTGCACCCTGGGTTCATCACTCGGGCTACTGCTGCCGTAAAGTGCTTGCGTGTCATAGCCCTGTTTAGCTCGTTGTCTTCTGCACCTACGTAGTCAATAATCAGGCGGTCTAATCTTGGCACGCCGTCCCATTTAAGACTATTGAGGTAATCACGTATTGGGTGTACTCTGTGACGTGTAACGACTGCTACCAAAGCATCTTTGATTTTGTCCTTTCCAGTTACTCCGTACTTCTCATCTAAGTAGATTCTTAGATTTGCATCATCAGTATTGCCCCATTGTGTCGCCTCGGCGTTCCATGGCAAACCACCTGTTATGTAGTTAAAGCCATTAAACAGATTTTGCCATATATGGTTTTTCAACCTTGGGTCGTTCTCCAGAATAGCAATAATATTGCTTGCTGTTGATTTGATGCTGCCTTTCTTGTCAAAGTCTAATTCAGCCATCCACTTATCTGTATTTTCAGATACTGCGCTGTCTCCGGCTTCCTCTGCTTCGATGTCGGCAAAATCATCATCGGCCTGGCCCTGTCGTTCCTTAGTAAGTAAGATTCTTACCTTTTTATCCTTGGCTACGAAATCCTGCATTTTCAGGTACGACGGCAAACGTGTGTTATCTGTTATCTTCGTACCCTCATCCTGCACACCAAATAAATGTATTCGGCAAAGGTCGAAAGCGTTGCAAAGCTGCTTACTCGCCGGGTCTGTTTCGTGGTTACTGTATGCAAACTTACCCTCATAGCAAACCAAACCCGCCGCCACGCTACCATTAATGTAGGTGTATCGCCCATCGTGGGCGGTCTTCTCGTACACATCAGGTAGAAACGTGTCGATTGCATCCTCTATTGAGTAGGCACGGCAAAAAGCACCTATTAAGCCGGGCTTTTCGGTCGGATCACCTACCTTTTTCAATTCGTGTACGATGATGTCACCCTCTCGGCTCGATACTGGCCAAAGTGCCACATCTTTATAGTCGTGGTACTGCTTTAGGAACTCATCAACGTTGCACGCCTTGCCGTCTTGGTACTCAAACACATATTCGCCGTCTCTGCTTGTAGATGGATAATAAAACAATCTCGCTAACTGATAGGTGGTATCGTCGAACACCTCAATATTCAGTTTGCTTGCTATCATCCTGCAAAGCGGCTCATACTCATCTGGGCGTACCTGACGGCTCAATGGGAACACTAAACGAAAGCGTGGGTTTTCCGGCGTGTGTTTGTGCGTGCTGTAAAGCATTGCCGCAAAGTCAAAGTTTAACGTGAACTCATCCCAAAGGTCGGGTGTACCATAGTCAATATCAAGCGTGGCAATACTTCGCCACATCACGTTAGCGGTCTTTCGTGTTCCGCCTGATAGGTAGCCACCGACAAAACCGCCCACGTCCTTGATACTGCTTTGTTCTTCCCTGCTCATCTTGGCGTACTCGCTTACGCTTTCCGTGGTTCGCTTCGTTTCGCTGCATCGCTCTACCAACTTCGCCCATGTGGTTGCTTTGTTCTTCCACTTCTTAGCCATACGGCTATGGGCTGTTGCTATGTCGATCGGGAAATCATTGTTTAACTTTATCTGTACCATGTGCCAATCTTTCTAAAAATTCATACGATAACTTATCTAAGATGTCCTTAAAGTATTTAGCATCTTCCTCGGTGCTTGCCTTGATAGTAACCGGGCGCATACCTGTTTTGTCTATTGGTGGGTGTACCACTAACTCAAATGGTCGTGGCTCATCGTCCAACTGCTCGAAAAGGTATTTAATGCTGCTTGCTTTAAATACCATAAACCTTATATGTTTGAAATCTTCTGCCATATTGTTTTACTTTTTAAGATGATTGGTATTTTGGTCTATAAATCATCGAACAAATTGCCCTGTAATTTATGTTCGCAATACCAATGTTTAATACCCTGCTTAGAAGTCCACCAATTGAAAACTTCTTTGTCTGTTAGGTCGGTATAATGATTCATATAGCCGTTTTCTCTTAATCGGTGTATGGTACGCAATATTAAAGCCTTGTAGCGTGGGTATGCCCCCCCTTGTTTTATAATTTCCTTTTGGCTCGCCATCGGGCAAAACAAACACCCGATACGCTGCCAACCTTTATCGTATAACTCGCAATGTTCTACTTTAACGACTTCATTAAGAAAGTACCAAACATCTTCTTTCGTCCAATCTATGATAGGGTTTATCACGATTTTGTCTTTGCCCTTAACACACTGCACGCCCTCTACTTCCTGGCTTCGTGTGAATTGGTCTAACTGTTCAAAGCTGCCACTAAATCGGTCTGTCTTCTTTGCCCTGATAATCTCGGCTTCGTTTCTGTGGCTGCGCTGTACGGATTCCTCACGCCTTACGCCTGTAAGTGTAACTGTCCCGGCTCCCTTGGTTTCTTTCAGTACGGCGCAACAAAAGCGCATTAAGCGAGTTGGCAAAGCCTTGCTTTTGATGCAAAGTTGTGCAAAGGTTAGTTTTGGTCTGTCTATGGTAACATCAGGGTATTTGTCACGGATAAACATAACTAATTCTGGTGGGTCTAAGGTTGTGAGGCTATAATGAGCGTCAAACTTTACACCTGCCAATACTGCCACGTGGTAAAGGCTTTGGCTATCTTTGCCCCCACTAAATGCCAAATAAAACCCATTATCTGAATAACGCAAAGCCAACTTTTCCGACTTCTGTAATAGCTCGATACTATGTTGTAACTTTTTGTCAAAGTTAATGGGTTTTCTATTTTGATACGCTGTACTGTTCATAACTAACTAAACCAAATCTTAAAATACCGCCAATCTATGCAACCGGGGCACTGCTCGCAAACCTCACACTCTGATAGCTTACAAACTCCATAACCCGGTTTGTCTTCATCAGGATAGTATGATAGGCACGTTTTGCAGTACATCTTTTTCATAACTGGCGGTATTGGTGAATAATGGCACGGCTTTCGCCGTGCTAAAGATTAAAAACTAAAATATTAAGGGCTAAAAAATAAATGCTGACACTGCCCTAACTCTGCTCGTGTAGCTGGCCTTAGTGTACCAAAAGTACGTACCACCGACGCTGAGGTTCAGACGCCATGCGTAGGGAGCACTGAGCTCGGTAGAAGTCCAATACCAACGGTCTTGCAGTTTACCGCCCTTGGCAAACTCCAAAGCTGCATTGATAGCCTTTTTGTTGATAAAGATACGGTACAACTCGCCTAAAGATGGTATGTACCAATCATCTGCTAACTTTATCTGTGGATTCAGAATACTACGTAAATGGTTGGTGTTTCTTGCTCCGTCCATGTCTGCTACTGCATCGTCGTAGTTGTCTGTATAGTAGGCTTGGTCGTTTTCTTCGTCGCCATTTACCTTTGTTGTTAGTGTGATACCATCGCCGTTAGCCTCATCGTGCAAAGCTATCTTAATACCGAAGCCACCCATCTTCAAACCAATAGCCACTACCTCGCTATCTATGTTGTCTTCCTTTGTGTACTCCAGTTCAAACAAAGTAGCTTTGCCGTCGGCGTGTACCAAATAGATGCCGTCCTCCATGCCGGATTTTGGTAACTGCGCCTGTACTGGCTTTTCGTCATTACCCATTATAAATGTATTGGCTTTCTCCGCATCTTCCACGTTGCCACACCATTGCAATAACTCGTATCTGAATTGCTGCACGTCTGATAGTGCCTTACTTGTCTGTATCTCCATTTCTGTATATGCTTTATATTGTTTAACTAATCTTCTTTATACCACGCCCACGCTGCAAATTTCGCTTCTGCCACAATATCATCAGTAATAAGCGGCTCAACCTGACTTGCATACGCCCACATGATAGGTAACTGTGACTCCTGGGTTTCGGCTTTGCCGAAATCACATTCAGCCGGAACGACGTTACTATGGTGAAATGTCATTAATCGGCAAAGCGGATATTTTCGTTTGCCAACCTTGAAAAGTAGATATATCGGTACATTCTTTTTAGGGGCTTCGGCCGCCTTGTGCCATTCCACTTTAATTTCTATTGTTTTGCTTTTTGCCATATTGCTTTATTGTTTAATCTTTCAAATAATATGGGGTGGTGTACCCTGCACCTTTGAGCGGTAAATCTTTGCACCACGGTATAGGCTCGCTAAACAAAGCCTCAACCATCCGCAACGTCTGGTCTTTTGTAGCCTCAACGATGATTTCATCGTGTATATGGAAAACTACGTTTAACCCTCGCTGCTCGGCTCTAAGTATCACACAACCCAATATGTCACGTGCCGTGGCCTGTACGATGTTCTCGGTTAGCTTACCGCCGTAGGTTCTCAACTTTCCCCACTTCTTCGTTTTTTGGTTCAAACCCTCATACTCGATAATTTCGTGGTCGCCTCGCCATCCGTCGTTTGTCTCGATTCCAACCTCTGTACGTGGGTAACAAATAGTCCTGCCACTTGGTAGGGTAATTAGCAACATACCCCAACGATACCCGATAACGATACCTTGTTGTATTGTTATGCTTCGCCCTGTCTTAATGGCTGTGATAGCTGCCTTTTCAACGGTACGCCACAACTTAACGATATGTGGGTTACTGTCTCGCCACTTGCCTACGATGTCTTTTTCCTCGGATTCCGTTAAACCTAACTTCTTACCGCCCATCGCTTCCAATGCCGACACGCCGCCGCCGTAGCCCAAACCCAAAACGGCTACCTTGCCTTTCGGTCTCAAATCTCCGTTGGGGCCATGTTTCTGAACTGGTACACCAAACATTTTACTTGCCGTCTCACAATAAAGGTCGTGCCCTTGCCTGAAAGCGTCCAACACCCATGTTTCCCCGGCTATCCATGCTATCACACGTGCCTCGATCGCTGAAAAGTCGCATACGTGGAACGTGCAACCGGGCTTGGCTATGAAAGCGGTACGTATTAACTCGCTAAGTACTTGGGTAACGTTTCCGTAGTTCATTTCAAACTCTTCCAAATTGCCCTGCCTAACCAAATAGCGTGCATCATCCAGACTTTCCAGATGGTTTTGTGGTAGGTTCTGCAACTGCACCAAACGCCCTGCCCATCTACCTGTACGTGCTGCACCACAAAACTGCAACAAACCATGTACTCGGCTGTCCTTGCAGACACATTTTTGCATAGTTGTGTACTTCTTGTTAGAAGTCTTACCCATTTCACGCCTTAACGCCAAAACTTTTTGCACTTTGGGCCAATACTTAAACTGCACCTCGTAGTCGTCCAAATTCTTTTTGTTGAGGCTGTCAATAGTAAACCCGGTGTTCTCGGATATGTATTGTTTTATCTGTCCGGGGCTGTTCGGGTTACTCATGCCTGTAAGTTTTCGGGCTTCTGCGAAAAGCTCATCTTTGTATGCTTCATCAAATCGGGCGGCGTTGTTTACCAATACTTGGTCTATCATCACGCCCCGGTCGTTAATGTGCTGATCGACTACGTACAAATCTTCGTCAAACTCTGGTGCTTCCAATCTCCTGACCTTTTTTAAGATGGCTTGCTCCACCTCCACGTCTCGGATATTGTAGGCTTTGAACGTTGCCCACTTTTCGGGCGCATCACTCGGCTTGTGTCGGATCATCTTTGTTATGCCCTGCTTTGTCTGCTTGTTTGGAACACTAAAGTATCTTATCAGGGCTTTGCCCTCACTCATCTTTCTGTCTTCCAGTTTAAGCACTTCGCCGCATTGTGCCAACGAAAGCGGTAAACCCATTCGGGCGGCCCTTACCATCGTACACCGCCATTGTCTCGGGTCTAATCGCCCTTTGATACCCAAATACACACCGATACAAATACGCTCAAAAGCTGCATTGAAAGCGGTCTTTATTATCTCGGGGTCGGTTAATGCTGCTTCGATTTCAGGCGGCAAAGTTTCGCCGCTTGCAAAGTCCACGCATTGCACCGGACCACCATCTACACTATACGCAAAAAGCAATATGGTAAAGTCTTCGGCTTCCACATACTTATATACGCCACACTCGGTTAGGTCGTTGCTACTATATGTTTCGATGTCTATGCCTAATTCTTTCATACGCTTTGTTGTTTGATTACCCCGGCGGCTTCCTCTTTCCACCGCCGGGGGCTACTACATTAACATTTTATCGTAGAGAAAAAAGCACTTTACAAATCGTCATCGTCTTCATCGTCGATGCCGTCCAAATCGCCAAAGTCGCTTTCGGCTGATACTCTGCCGCCCAAATGGTCGTCGTCTTTGAACTTCATAACGTTGTTGAGGCCGCACGCTACGCCCTTGTTACCGCTTACGTCGTAGCCGTAGAAAGTTACCGACACAATTGCCCAAACACCGCTGTAAACTTCTTCCTCGTCCACGATAGGCACTTTCTTGCGATCTACCACGCCCGGGCGTGTGTTGCTCTTAGCGTTCAAATAGAAGTGGTCTTCATAAACCTCATCGTCCTTTTCGTCACCATCACGCAAAGCCAAATCAAGTTTCTTAGGCTCTTTGCCTCCCCACTTGGCTACGATAGCGGCTTTCTTAGCTGCCTCGATTGCCTTTTTGATGGCTTCGATAGTCTTCTTTTCAGACTTCGGGATCAAAACGTTAGTCATAAACTTGCCCTCTCCGTCACCGTCTGGGCTGTACTTCTCGAAAACGTGTGTGTAACTAAGGCGGCATGGGCCAAAGATTACCTTAGTGTCATTAACTACTTTAGGGTCTATCATAATTGTATGAATTTAAAATGTTAAACTTAAATGTCTTTAAAGTCGTCTGCTGCCTGATTAAACGCCGGGCGTTTGTCTGATTCAGGCACTAACGTTGGTTTGCCTTGTGGCTTGTTGATGTACTCGGCGCAAATTGTACCAAAGCGTTTCTTACCTATCAGTTTCTCCAAATCGGTAATACTTCGTAGCTCGGTAGGCTTAATGTAGGATTCTTTAGCAAAACCCTCTTTGCCTAAAAGTTCCATCACGGCGGTTGGGTTTGTTATCTTTCTGATACTGCGCCCCTCCACGATTTTGAAACCTTGGTATTGAACACCATTTAACGCCTGTTCCAAACTATACTCCTCAACTCCAGTTAGCCACGTTTTGAACGTTGAAAGCAAAGGCAGTATAGTGTTCTCCATAACTTCCTTGCTAATCTTACGTGGGTCTGGGTTGGCTTGCTGTGCTTCGATGCACATAGACGATAGGGCTTTGCAGCTTGCCTTAACCTTGCAGAACTGACACCAATTGCCCGGCTTTTGCTTACCTCCGGCATAGGCTTCGTTGGCTTTTGGTTGCAGCTCATCGACTGCCCAATTAATGAGGTCGGCGGCATCTAACTCAAACTCCGAAAGATTATCAATACGTGGTTGTACGATAGTCATGCGTACCTTACGTATGTCGTACTCAAAGTTAAATAAGTCCCATGCGCCCAAAGCGTAAATCATCATTTGTGGATTTTCCACGGCTGACACCTTTACACCCTTGCCATACTTAAAGTCGATAACCTCCATCACGCCATCGGCGATAATGATAGCGTCCGACGTGCCGAAAGCATCAGGTACGTAGTGGCTAAAATCTAACTTGACCTCAACCAACAATTGTGCGTCTTTGGTCTTAGCTCGGGCAGCATTGAACTTCTCCAGTACGATAGTTTTGTACGTATCGGTGTACTCGTCCATTTCGCCGCTGTGGTACTGCTCGTTTAACTGCGCTATCTCGGCTTTTTCCTCATCTACTGCCAAACCTAAAAACTCTTTCAGTTTCTTGGCGCAATAGGCGTGGGCTAACGTTCCCTCCTCCGCAAATGTGCTGCTCTTATCCTCCACGTCTCTTTCCAGAAGTGGGGCGGCTGTGCAATTCATCCATCTGTGGGCTGCACTTGGTGATAATAAAGCGTGTTTACCTGCCATAATTGCATATGATTAAATGTTGTTACTAAAATGGGCAATTTGAACCGATCGTACCATCTTCCATTATCTGCAAACCATTGCATTGCTCAATGAAATTTGCAATCTTATCAGGTGGCAAAGCACTCGGTTTTTCAGCACCTAACAAAGCGGCTATGTTCTTGAACCGTGCCGTTAATGGCTTGTGGTACTTTTTGTACAAATCGCCGTTGGTGTTCTCCTTGTAGTCCTCGCCCTCAATACGTTGGCGTGTCTTGTGCATAGCTGCCCTAACGTCTTCGGCGGTTAATGGCTTCTGCTCTGCCTCTGCTTTGGCCTGGCCCTCATTCTGTGGGACGGCTTCCTCGGCTTTGGCCTGGCCCTCATTCTGTGGGACGGCTTCCTCGGCTTTGGCTTCTTCCTGCTCGGCTACCTGCTCACCGTTGGCATCGGCTTCGTTGGCTGCTGCCTCCTGCTGTTCGTCTCCGGCTGGCTCCTTGGTAGGCTCCGGCTTGTCGGCGGCTGCATCCTCTTTCTTCTTTCTGCCTCGCTTGTTATCTACTTGTCCGTTTCCGTCGAGTGCTTCCTCGGCGGTCGGCGCAACTGTTGGTCGGTGGCACAAAATGGCGTTTACCAAAGCCACGATTTCGGGTGTTACACCCAAATTGACCTGTACGTTAATACTAAAATCTGTTTTCATCTTTGTATATGATTAATGATGTTATTTATCTTCGTTGATGTACTCCAATAGTTCATCTATCTTTCTGTGCTTTGCAAACCATACATACAAACGTATGTCGAAATATGCGAGTGCTACGGCTGTAAATTTGGAATAGATCACTAACTCCCAATAGTTGGGGTTATCATTGTGTGGCATCCCAATCAGATTGAAAAAAGCGATAAAGCCGATAACCACCATCAGCCAATAACGCCAATTCTTCATTACTTTTTTCATACGGCTTAATTTTTAAAGATACATTGATTTCCAACACTTGACTATTTCCGCCCCCGTAGTGATTAAGCCTTTTCCGGCTTTTCTAACTCTGAACTTAATAAGCCCATCGTTAGCGTACCGGGCGACGGTGTGCCGATCTACATGCAACGCTTTGGCTGCTTGCCCTTGGTTATACAAACCGTCTGGCTCTACTTCGGGTTTGGTGATAATCATATAGCGTTACGTGTGATGGTTAGTGTATTGGCTGTATAGTCCGTTTTAACACTAAACTTGCAGCCCATCAAATTTTGAAACTGATACGTTAAAGCCTTGCCGTTGTCGCACGCTTTCGCATCAGGTAGGTAAAACGTTTTCGTTTTTCCTACATCAATTGACCGCAAATCGTCACGTGTCAATTTGATTGCTTTTCCTGTTTCGTCTGCCATAAAAGTATAAATTTTATTAAAATTACTTACTTAGTTACTTATACCTTTGGAGAAAAAGAAAAACCGCCGTATATTTGCAGTTGGGTTTTGGTGATGTTGGGCAAATAGTCCGACAACCTTTCTTATGCTCTTGAGGTTAGTTACTTACTTATCTCGGTTGCAAAGATGCGGCGAAATATCGTCACCACAAAATATTAAGGCGAAAAATCGTCATTTATTAACAATTATTAAGCATGTCGTATGTTTGCAACTATAAATCAGCGTATAAAAGCGGTATTAGATACTGTTTACGGTGGAAATGTTACCGCTATGGCAAAGGGTACGTATATCAAACGTACCACCATTAATAGTATAGTCGGGCCGTCTGAAACCTCACCCGGCTTTGATGTAATAGCCAAAATTGGCGAAATTTCGTCACCTCGTATAAGCATGGAATGGCTTGTAAGGGGCGTTGGTGATATGTTCTTAGACGAAAAAGATAGTATCAAATACCAAATAAATAGCGGCTCTAATATTAATAATAGCCCGGTAAATGATACTGATACCCTTAACCGCTTGCTCGCATTGGTTGAGGCAAAAGATAGTCAGATAGAACAAAAAGACAAACAGATTAATACATTATTAAGTATAATACAAAATAACAAAGTTGGATGATGCAAGAAAACAAAAAACAAACTGGCTGCTGTCTCGGTACGTTCTGCCTTGTGGTGCTCATTATCTTAGTTTTGGCGCTCCTTTACGGCGTATTAATGGGCGTTCTAAATGTGTTTTGAAACTTGCAAATTTTCAGCAAATAGTTTTTTAGGTGTTCGTAATTAATTATAAATCAATAAGGTATGAATAATATGGGATTATTAACAGGAAAGCCACGGCAAACAAACTGATTGCCAGAAGTGCCGATGTGCTGGAAAACTTCTATAAGGCTATCTGCCAAGTTGTGTTGCAGCAGGATTATGTCTCGGCAGACGAGACATACCATAAAGTACTGTTAGCCAAGAC